TCTTTAATAAATTTTTGTTCTTCAATCTCTACTACTAATTTTTCTCTATCACAGGTAATTTCTCTTAATCCCCTGAATCTTTTATAAAGTTCTCTTAGGGATTGTTTATATTGACCGTACATTGTACTTCATCTCCTCGAGCATCCCAATAAGTTTTATTTAATTCACCGGATGTATCTACGGTAGTACCTACTATTCTACATTTAGTATAAATTTCAGTACCACTAGAGTTTGTTCTAATACCATCTGTTTGTTTTTCTCATAATGTTGTTTCTGCTCCACCCGGATCTGCTGGATCATTATCATATTCTCATACTGAATTATTTGGTATTGTTATTCACGCCATATTTATCCTTATTTATAGTTTTTGAAATTCTTTAACTATCTCATATTGGATAGCTTTCATTACATCAACATAACCTTTTCCCATAAAATTAAATCCTGATAGATTAGTAATGGCTGGATGACCACCTGACCCAGCCATAATAACATCCCATGCACTTATAGTAACTTTTTTCATTATAGCTTTTTGTTTTGGGCTAAGTCTATTATAAGGTTTATTAGTAATATCAGCAATTAAATTTCTGTAATTACTTCCTTCTTTAGGTAATCCCTTTAATTGTTTTTCATACAAGGCTAGTAAATCATTAAATGTAAATCCAACTGCTCCGTGTATTTTCTTCTTCATGATGTCCATCTCATATGTATATTTCATCATATCAAGTGATACATCTATATTAGATAATTTTGATTTGAACTTTGGCATAACTTTTTTCATTACAAAATCACCTAAATGAATTTTCTTAGGTAATTTTTTAAATGGATTTTGGGATACTTGTAATATTCCTACTGATCATAATATAGTATAATAATTTGTATCAGGATGATTTTTAAAAACAACATATCTATCATATTGATTTCCTTTTCCCATAAAACCAGCATTATTTTGTACTACAATCTGTCCAACTTGTACTGATCCACCACTCTTCAATCCTTTAACATCCGATAATTTACCATCTTTAATAATTTTACCCTTTTGAGCTTCAATATAATGTTCTGTATCTGTTGTAATTTGTTCTGGTGGTTTATATCCTTCTTTCTTTGCTAGTTTAACTATGACATTATACATAGAATTTAAAGAAGGACTAGATCCCATAACAACTTTTTGTAAGAATGAAGGTTTATTTTTATATGATAAAAGTAATTTGTTTACTACAAATCCCATCATTTGATGATTTTTTTCTACTTTCAAAGTTTTATCTACTTTAAATGCTGCTCTGAATATATCCTCTGGTTTAAGTCCTTGTGAAACGAAATCAGCACTATCAACGGTGTTGATTATTTTAAGGTCTTCTTGAGGGAAAATATCTCTCTGTGAAATTTCACCTGATATAGTACCAGCACCAGAAGGAGATGATTTAAAGGAAGTTGCTGTGTCTTTTTCTACACCTACTTGACCTTCGTGATGATCAACATGAATTTGAAACATTGTTTTACCATGAGCAAAATCAACTAAAACTTTCATAACTCCTTTTTGACCTTTAGGAACTGCATATTCTGTACCACCATATTGAATAGGGAAAGCATCAATAACTTTTATCCCATAAGATTCAAGATAAGCTTTCATACCTAAAGCACAAGCTACTCCGTCAAGTTAAAGATCCATGTGAAAATAGATTTCCGCTTTATCAAATTGTTTAGATAATGATTTGATATTACGGATACCACTTTCGCATAGATCGTTGGTCTCCTTTATGTGTTTATAAAATCTCATTACTGAAATTCTCCTTATATTGTTTGAATAACTGTTCTTTTGTTATTGAACAATCTCCAAGTTTACTTATATTTTCTTGTTGTGTTAGTATTTCTAAATTAACACAAGATCCTATTATATATGGTGGAATATTATTTCTGAACCCTTCAATTTTACTAAATTTATGATCTAAATGATATTCCATACTTCTTTTATTTATATCTTCTATTGAATTATTTTTAATAGAAATTCTTGTATATCTATTAACTATTAATTTATATAGATTAAATCCTATATGATTTATTAACTGTCCTTTTTTGAGTTTAACAAAATCTAATTGTGAAACATTATCAACACCATATCTTTCCTTGATTGTTTGTTGGGATTTGTATATATTATCACTTAAAATTTTCTTGACTTCATCTGTGTGTGTTTTTCCGTACATTACATTATTTTCACCTACATTTTTACATGACTTACATATTTGTAGTTTAAGAGTGTTCTTTGTTTTATTATTATATCCATTAATGTGTTGTAAATTTATTGAATATGTCTTGTTTGGGTATTTACAATCTTTATTGTCACACTTATATATAACCTTTGTATTAAGTGGTAATGTATCAAGTTTATTTACATCAACCTTTAAATAATATGTCACTGTTTGTGTGCCATCAATGACTTTAGTTTTTGGTTTTCAGGCTGATATAATCATATTTTTGTCCTATTTCAATTGTATGGTAATGGTATCTATCTTTTTACCTTTTAATTTCTTTGATTTTCTCATTTGTTTAATAAATTTTTCTATTTTTTCATAGATTTCTCTACCAAGAGCATCCTTTTCATCATCATCAAATTCTTTCTTCTTGAAACCCTTTACATCTATTACTGTTCCATCATAATAAACAATATAGTTATTAGCTTCATTTATATAATTTTGTAATCTCATTTCTTTATCCTATCATTGTTTTTCCATAAAAGGTATTACTTTTTTAGCTTCCTTACTAAAATTGCAATCTATCATTACTTCTTTAAAAAATGCTGTTAAATGGTGGTAATCTCATTCAACTGATTTTGAAATTTTTGAAACCAAATTTCTATCAATATTGTATGTACGTCCCTCTATTTCATTCATATAATCTTTTATTTTCATATTATCTGTCCTTATATAGTGTTAACTGTTTTATAATTTTTCTAATCAGTTTTTTATGAGTAGAATTTAACTTTCTTTTACTTCTTAGATGATCTATAATGTACCATGTTTGATCTCAATTTTTATCAGCTAATTTCTTGTTCATTGTGGTAATATCATTCAAATTATGTAACCTATCAGCTAATTTAATAACTAAACCATTATCTGTCATTTTAACCATTTTGTCAAACAAATATTTAGGTTTTCCTAATCTGTCAATTTCTTTACTATCACTGGTCAATTGTTTAACAACATCAGCAACTTCTTTAGAAAATTCATTTTTAATATCATTATATGTTGTTTTAGTATCTTCTATCGTATCATGCAATCAACTTGCTAATAATAATGTTTTATCTTTAATTCCAACACTCTTTAATAATTTAAAAACTCCTTTTGGATGTACAATATATGGAGCACCAGACCCTTTTCTATACTGCCCTTCATGCTTTTCGGCTGCTCAGGCAGCGGCGTGAGCAATTGTAGATTCTATTATTAAATATTCTTTAAATCTCATATTATTATTTATACAATTATAATTTTATTTGATACCCATTTTCTTTTTAAATAATTTTCATTCTTTACCACCAGCTTCGCTAGCCGAATTCTCAAATTTTGTATTTCCTATATAATATGTTTTTAATTTAGGCAAAGATTTAAATTTTAATTGAAAGGGTTTAATATGTTGTTGAGCAAGCTTTCTAAACTTCTTTTCATCCATCCCATGAGGATTTTTTTCTACTTCAAATTGATTTCAATAGAATGACATAAGATTATGTAAATATAAAGCATTATATTTATTAGTTAATCTATTTACTTTAAGTAAATATTCTTTTCTTTTATAGTCAGGATCACAAGCAATACTTAATCAATAAGCATAATTTATAATTATATCTCTGATTTCTTTAAACTTTTTATGATAGTCCTTTCCACCAAGATATCTAAATTCAACATGATTATTTTCCAACTCTATTAAATGAACTCCCATATACTTATCTGTATTAACATTTTTTTCGATTTTTTCTTTTTTAGCTAAATTTATAACATCTTTATTTGTAAACGGTTCCATTTTATCAAAATGACCTTTTTGAATACTAATAGCATAACTATTTAAAGCCCTGTCTTCAAAATGTTTAAATACCAAACCTTCTTCTACAAACAATAAAAGTTTCAAAGGATCTATTTCTTGGTGATTATTTAATGACATATGAACATGAAATCCTGTACTTCCATCAGTATATCCAACATCATCTATTCATTTAAATACATCTTCTATTATATCTATTAAATCTTCTAGATTTTCAATTCCTGTAGATATTTCCATTCCACCATCATTTAAAGACCCATCTTCTTTTACCTCTCATCCATATCCAATGTTAACAGGAAAGTTAAGTTCATTTTCTAAATAATCAGCATCTGGAACTTGTTGTTGACCATTACCTTCTATAATTAAATCTTGCATATAAAATCCATAAAATTCATTAAATAATGGATTTGTATATGGTATTTCTTGATCTTCTTCAAACATATTAAATAATTTTTGATTATAATGTTCGTCTCTTTCTCCTTCTATATAATATCCATTTTCATTAAATAAATCTACAAGATTAAAAAAATCCCTTATATCTTCAACAGACGGAGCTGGTTCATATTCATTTCAAGTTTCATCTTGCATATCACCATCTTGTATTCATTTAAGTCTATCTTCTAAATCACTTAATTCTGTTTGTAAATCATCATTATCTTTATTGAATTCATCTATAATTTTATCTCATTTTGTTGTATCTTCTTCACCCATCATATCAACTTCTGCATCAGTAATTTTATCTTCTAATTCACTTATTTCATTTTCAAGATCAGTAATTTTATCTTCTGTTTCAATTTCTTCTTTATAATAATCATTTATAGCTTGATAATAGTTGTTAATGTTCTTATTAATATTATCAATATCAATATCTGAATCCCTCTCAAGTTTTCTTACAACATTTTCATCTAGAGAAGAACTAGAAAAATTATTTTCATCAAGATAAAATTCAAATTCACATCCAGCTTTAACATTTTTGTTATTTTTAAGTACATCCGCGAATTCTTTTTTGTTTATTTTTTCAATAAGATATTTTTTAAATTTCATTATTATTTCCTTTTATACTATTTATATAATTTATAATATTTAGGCATTAAAAAAGGAGAGTAAAATTAACTACTCTCCTTTTCATTATATAAACAGAATTAGTATACTAATTCATGAGTGTTTATATTTTATACTGCCTTATCAAATAAATCCGTAATCAATTTTTGTCTGTAATAATTTGCTGCACCAAAAATATGATTATGAATCGCATATCTTGATAGTAAACCTACAGATGGATTAAATGAACCATAATCAACTGTTCTACTCATCATTAATTGTACATATGGTAAATAAATAACACCTGTATCATACTCAGATGGTCCTTTATATCCTACCATAAATTTATCTTCTGATTGGAAAGTATCTCTGTAAAGAGACATTCTACCATCAAGAGTACCAAGTTTAGATACACCAGTTGTAGCTGTACTAACATCAGAGCTAACAGGTCAAATAGCAAATGAAGAAAGACCTTCAAGAGCTGCGGCTATATTAGGATTAGCTACACAAAAATTACCTGGACCTCTTCTTGTATTAACTGCAATTGTATTAGCTTCTCTAACCACTAAATTATAAAGGTTTCTATTTTTTTCTGCTTCCCATCTTCCATCAAAATCAGTAGTTCATGATTTTGAACCAGATGATGCAATAGATCTCATTGATGCAATAATCTCTCTATCAATTTCTGCTGTGATTTCATATGAAAGCATATCAAGCATTTCTTCTTCAAGATTCAGACCATGCATATTTTCAATATCTTGTGCAACTTCAAGAGACCATCTACTTTTCAGTTTTCTGGTTTTAGCTTCAACTTGTGCTTTTTCAAGTGTCATTGAAATCTCTTTAATAGCTGTTCCATCACCAATACCAAGTCCATAAGCATCAGCTGTTCCATCAGCAACATTAGAACCTAATGCTTCACCAGCACTTGTTGCAAGACCAGCACTTGTACCATCACCAGAATATCCACTGTCAACATCATTATGACCAACTTCATATGGCGAATCAGCATCATATGTACTATCTGCAATAAATCTCATTGCAAATGCAAGTCCAACAGGACCATTCATAGGTTGAACACCACAAATCTCATGAGCAATTAATTCAGGAAATGTTCTTCTGACCATTGGAATAGCAACTTGATTAAAGAAACCATTTACTGAATAATCTTTACCAGTAGGTCTTAAACTAGAAGATGCTTGAGCAGTTGTTTCATTTAACTGTGCTTCTTCTAATCCATTGTTTTTAACTAACCACTGTACTTGATTTTCAAGCATCATAGCAGTCGCGCTTCTAACTTTTTTATTTCCAATTTTTGGAATATCCTCTGATTCATCCAAAATGTTTTTTCATTTTGTTAATAAATTCTTATCCATTATTTATCCTCCTTTAATGAATTAGCTCATTGTTCCATTAATGGGCTGTTTTTTTCTTTTTTGTCTTTTGTTTCTTCTTCTAATTTTTTCAGTCTATCTTCTTCTACTTTTTCAGCTTCCTTTTCTTCTTCTGTAAGAACAGTTTCTTTATTAAGAATAGATTCTTTAATAGTTTCAAATTTTTTGTCAATTATACCTGTATCTGTTTCATCTTCAAGCATTAAAACCACTTTTTCAGCATCTTTAATTGGAAGTCCTTTTACCTTTTCAGATAAATAAGTTGTAATTTTAAATTTATTATTTTCAACTTTTAGAGTTAATGATTCATCAGTTTTTAAATTAACTTCATCTTTTAAACTCTTAATTTCGTCTCTTGCTTCTGATAAAATTTCTTTAACTTCTGTGTCAAGAATTCCCTCGTCGATTGCAAGTCTTGTTTTAAATTGTTCAATAAGATCCTCATATAATTCACCCTTTCTAGCAAATTCTATAATTTTTGGATCAATAACCAATTCTTGGTCTAAGATTTCATCAACAAAATTAGAAAATTTTTCTGTAATTTCATCTTTGTAAGTATCAAATTTCTTTTCATATGATTCTGTTAAATCTTCTTTTAAAGCTTTTTCTTTCTCACTAATCTTTTCAGTTACTTGTTCTGTAACTTTAACATCAATGATTGAATTAACTTTTTCCTTTAGTTCAGATTGTTTACTTTCATCAAGTGTATCCAAACCAAGCATTTTTAATAGTTTATCCATAATTCCTCCTATACAATTAAACTTTACTATATTCCTTTTTAAACTTCACTTTTATTTATATATGTTTAGATTTTTCAATAGATTATTGTTTTTATTCAGGTATAGTAATAAATTAACCATACAGATAATCTTCATTATCTGTTAATATTCCTCATCCACTATCATCCATTGTTGTATTGATAGACACATCTTCCATAAATACATCAAATTCTGTTATATAACACAATCAATAAAGAGCTGATACTAAATCATCCGCAGCCCCGTCCTTTCCTTTAAAAACATTAGTTTTAGTTTCTACAAAGGTTGTTAATTCATCAATAGTATTTCCATCTCTCAATTTAAGATCACCACTTTCTATTAATCTTTTCATTATAATGACAGCTTTTGGTTTTGTCTTTTTTGTTGCTCTCACACCAAGTCCTGTTCTTTTTGAACTCTCATTAACAAGATTTTCATATTCATGATCTCATCATATTCTACTAACAACAGTACTACCTTCCGCATTGTTCTCAACCATTAAATGAGCATTATTATAATATACAGCAACCTTATATACGATATCAGAAAAAGTATAAACATCTGTATGATTGTCCTGATATACAGCTACTTGCTCTACTTTAAATGGGCTTACTGATAAAACTTTTGCTACTTGAATGGTTGAAGCATGTTCTCCTGTTCCCTTACCAACATCAGTTCCTAGTACATATAAATTTTCTTTTATAGGTTTTTCATACACTCTTAATTTATCTTTTAATTCATATAATAATGGTTCTTCTTTTTGAAGTAATAATAATTCTAATGTTTTAGCATCAACTGCTGTACTAGTAGAACCAAGAAATTTTATTCTATGCTCTTGATTAAATCTTTTTTCACCTAGTATTACTTCCTCTTTTTTAACTCATTCTTCATCTCTTCCGGGGATAACTGTATAATCATGTCTACATCATGCAAATCCATTTTCATTTCTTTCAGCTTGTGAATATAATGAATGGAATAAATTATACATACCATTTGGAGTTGATATAACAATAATTTTAGATACTTTAGATGCAGCTAAAGTAGGATAATTAGCCGCTCAGAAATCACTAGCAATGTTTGTAGGTACAAATGCAATCTCATCACAAAACAAAATATTTAATGTTCTACCTCTAAATGCATCAGGAGAAGTAGCTGAAACAAGTATTTCAGTGCCATTATCAAATAATACACTTAAAAGGTTATATAATTCAGCTCCACATTTCAATCATACAGGTAAACTTTCATACATTCCTTTAATACGTTTTAAAATGTCTTTGGCTGACTTTTCTTTATTAGACACTATACCTATAGTCTTATGTGCATGAAATAAAGAATATCATAATATATAGACTGCTGTAGAGGTTGTGTTATGTGTAGGTATATAATGGTCAGTTAAATATAAATGGCTTTTATTATTAACCTCAATGCATTGTGCTTCCTTTTTACCAATATATTTAATATTTTTTATACCTCTTTGTTTTCCTCAATCAAATTTTTTATTTTTAATTATGGATTGTTTTCTATCTAGTCTAAAAATATCAAATTTATAATCATTTTTTAAATATAACCGTATACTATAGGATATTTTACCTTTTCTTTTTTCACCATCATATGTATATGTAGGAAACTTCTCTCTTATTCTAGTTTTAATGCCCAAAGAATGACATAAATCTCTAAAATCCGTTGATAATTGTTTAGATGAAGTAGAAAATGTTGGTTGATTATTACAAGCCGTTCCATCCGTGTCCATTAAACCCTGTAATAAACTTAACCTTTGTTTTATGCTAGAATATAAATAAATTTTAGGAATGAATTTATCATATGATAATTTGTCCATTAAACCTAATTTTCTTAATTCATTTATATACTTGTTATCTTTATATTTTTTTGTAGAAATTCTATAATCACATGTTGATTTATTATTTGATATAACATTACATACGTTAATATCATCATCTATTAACGTATACAAATAATCTATTATTTGTTCATCTACAGATGAGATTCTTATACTACCAGATCTAGTTGAACCATCGCCTATTATCAAACCAAGAAAATACGGGTCTATAGGTAGTTTTTTTGATTTATATTTAACAGGCTCGTTCATTTTAATATAATATAAAAAATCACCTCTTTTATTTTTATATTTTTTTCTTATGTCAGATAAAGGTAATACTTTGTTTTTTCTATAGTGTTTTACTTCTCATAAATGTTCATTACAACATCTAACTTTTAATCCATCGGAAAATTCTATTTCATATATGTCTTTTTCTCCTTGTGGAAAAATATTATTTATTTTAACTAGATTTCCGCTATCATCAAAAATTTCATCACCTATTTTCAATTCTCCAAATCTTTTTTTACCATTTTTATCTCATACTGTACTATCTAAATCCTGAGCTTTACCTGTTTGTCTTGCTAATAAACCGACAAAATTTCTATTATCCATTATTTTATCCAGCATGTCCTTTTGATATCATCTTGGTTCAAAAAAAACAGGACCTAAATCTGGATGTATTATCTTCACATATGTGCAAAAATGGTAAAAATCATTCTTGCATTTTTCTATCTCATTAATCATATGTTGAGTATAATTAAGTTTTAAATTGGGTTTCTTTACCCCTTCATTATATGCAGGCATATTTTTATCCTTCCAATTGAGGATTTTTATCTTTATTCAAAAATTTAATAATAGAGTTGTAATCTGTAACAATCATGTTATTGGTTGTATCGCCAGATTTCTTTTTATCAAGAAAAAGTTTTTTCATATCAGCTTCTTGTTGTTTAATATCAATCTCTCTATCTTTTTGAACAACACCAATACCTTTTAACTTATTTTCAAATATTGTTTGTGTTTCGTTAGATAAAAATCCAGATGATTGTATAATGGTATTTATTAAACCGGCAGCTACTTCCATGTAACGTGGACTCATCTCTCCATTTACAACCTCTAAATGTATTAAATCAAGGAATATTGTGGCTTTTTCTATAGCAGTGGTAACTATAAGGGATGGGTTTGGTATGTCTTTTATCTCTTTGAGTACTTCTTTGAAAGTTACTATTTCAGTTTTAACATCTTCTAAATTGAATTCATCAGCTAAATTATTTGACATTTTGTTTCTCCTTCTTTTATAAATACTTATATAAAATTAAATAAAATGTATAAATATATGAAAGAGGACATACATGGCATTAAAAATATTGTTAAAAACTAAACATAATGGAGTATTGCTAAAATCAGGGTACTTTTATCAATTTAAATATACCGCCTTTCAAGAAGATCCACGTCCTATGATTGTGTTTATTAGTGCTATTAAAGGTATACATCCAAAGACAGGACATCAATGAAGACTTATACAAGGTCTTAATTTAAATTATATACCTAGAAGTGACAGAAAAAGATTTATTAATTTATGAAGAAAAAATATAGATAAGGGTAAAACAGTTAAATTTACCTGAAATATAGTACAAAGAAAATACCCATATCTTAAATTAGCTATAAGAAGATACATGACAATCCCTAAATACTATATAAGAGATTTAAAAGCAATAGATCCAGCTAATTTAGATAAAGAAATTATAAGATCATGACATAAAGACTTCTCAATGACACTTAAACGTAAATTAGGTGCAAAAATGAAGAAATTTTTTGTTGGTAAACGATAATAAAGGAAAAAGAGGTAATATATGGCAAACTGGTTTAAAAATTTATTCTTAAATGAAGAAACAAAAGCATTTCAAAACAAAGGTGATCATAGAGTTTCAGATAAAAAACTTGAAAAACAGCAAGGTGAAGGTTATGAAACACTTGGCATAGATGTTGGATCTAGTGGTCTTGCATCTTTTAATACATTCTATAATAACTATCTTAATAAACAGTTAAATAGTAATAATGACAGAACAACTAAATATAGAAGTATGGCTACAATGCCTGAAATATCAGATGTTGTTGAAGATGCTGTTAATGAATCTACTCAAGAAAATGATGCTGGTGATGTTCTTGAACTTCAAATAACAAATGAAAAATTATCAAACAACGAAAATATCACAGATGTTCTTAATAAAGAATTTAATGATTTATTCTTTGATTCTTTAAATATTAATAAAACTTTATGAGATTTATATTATAGTTATATGGTTGACGGAAGATTATATTTTGAGAGAATTATAAACATATCTAGACATAAAGAAGGTATAAAATCAATTAAAAGATTACCGACATCTTCAATGGATTATTTTTATAATTACAAGACAGGCAGAATTGATGCTTTTATACAATATAAAAAACCAAACGCAAAAAAACCAGTTTCAGTAGATGAAGCAAAAAAAGATGCCAATGTTGTTGTATTTATACCAGAACAAATAGGATTTATACCTTATAGATATGGTAATAATAAAAATGATATATTTGGTTATTTAGAGAATTGTAAAATTGCTTATAACCAGTTAAAATTATTAGAGGCTTCTGTTATAATATATAGATTAGTAAGAGCCCCTGAAAGATTTGTATTTAAAATTGACGTTGGTGCTATGCCTAAAGATAAGGCTTTAGCATATGTTAATAAAATTAAAAGACAAATGAATAGAAAGCAAACTTATAATCCTGATACTGGTGTTTTAGAAGGAACAAACAATGTTAATAGCATACTTGATAATATTTGAATACCTCAATCAGATAACAGAGGTAGTGATGTTGAAACTATAGGTGGAAATTCACAAGGATTTACTGAACTTGGTGATATTGAATATTTCGCGAAAAAGCTTTATAGATCATTAAAATATCCTATGTCTAGAATAGAAAATTCACTTGAAGGTAGAACTGGTGATAATTTATTTAGAAGTGGTAGTATTACTGAAATTACTAGAGACGAAATAAAATGAAGTAGATTTTTAGAAAGACAACAAGACAAATTCTGTGATTCTTTTAAAGAGTTGTTTTTGCTTCATCTTGAATTTAAAGGATTAAAACAACAATATAGTTTAACTATAGATGATTTAAATTTAATAATGACGCCACCATCTGATTACAAGGCACAAATGGAACAACAATTATTAGAAATTAGATTTAATAATTATACTACCTTGAGTAATGAAGAAGAATTTAGTAAAACTTATCTACAAAAAAAATATCTTGGTTGGAGTGATGAAGAAGTTCAAGATAATTTAGATAAAAAAATGGAAGACATTAAAAATGCCCCAGAAGAGGATGATGGATATTAAATGATAAATAGGAGTAAATAATGATAGTTTATCAAGGAGCACCACAAGTTACAGAAGGTAATCAAAGTAAAACAACAGTTGATGATCAAAATTCCAGTATATTATTAACAGATATATTAAAAGAATTAAAGAAAGCAAACATTCATAATTCATTTATAACAGATGAATTTATAGAAAATACGGAGGTAGAAGTATAATGCCAGACATGATAAAAGACGGAACAGGACAGGGTTATGGTTTAAAAGTTGATGACAGAAATAGAATGAGAACTTATTCTGTCATAGAGGATGAGCCAACATATATTAATAGAGTAGATAAACAAATGTACTCAGGTCCGGGAGATGCTCTAATAGCAACAACAGGTGGAAATTTTGTAGTATATTTAAAGAATACAAGTACAATTAAAGATTTAGTTGTTGTTACATTAAAACATAGATGTACTGGATCAGCAGGCACTTTTGGTGTTTAATTATCACAAAAAAGAAGATTAATGAGTGATTGTAAACAATGTGGAACATGTTGTTTGTATGTGGAAATAAAAATGAAGAACAATGCTTTTGATAAGCAATGGAGAGATTTTTTAAAAGTATCACGACCTGAAAATTTCATTTTCACAAACGATAACAAGAACTTAAAAATAGTTTCTCCTTGTGTTCATTTAAATAAATCAACAAACAGATGCAACATTTATGACAACAGACCAAAGACTTGTAGAGAATATCAATGCAATAAACAGGATTAATAAATGACATTAAAAATTAATATAGCAGATTCAGCTAGTAATATAACCGCTGATGTTATTAGTAAAGATACATGTGAATGTAAAGCATTAGCTGTAGCCACAATTCCATATAACGAATATATAAATTCATCAAAATTCTTTTTTAATGATGAAAATGGTGTTGATATGAACCAGGATGCAAGTACAGGTGGAACTCCTTTACCGATTCATGATGGAATTGATATTGTGTTATGAACAGCTAGTGATATTGTGGGTGGTGATAAAACCACTTTTAATAGTACTGACAGATCACATAGCGGATCAAATAGTGTAAAGGTAGACAAATCACCTGTAGGTGACATCTTTCAATTTTTAAGTTCTGTTAATGTAAATATGGTTGGATATGTTACATTAACAATGTGAATAAATGTTGATAAAGATTGAAAAGCTGGTGACAGTGTTGAAATATATGGTTTTGATACAGTAGCGGGATTAATAATAGGAGATCTAGTTGATCTATCTAATTATTTTTCATATGATGTATATGATGTATGACAAAAGATATCAATACCTTTAAGTGATTTTGGTGATTTATCTGAATATACATCACTAGATGCATTTAGAGTTAGTCAATCTACAGCAGAAGGTAAATCTCCAAAATATTATTTAGATGATATTCAACTTGAAGAATCTGGAACACCTATAAAATACACAATTAAAGCTGATTTAGGAACTTGATTGTATGTGGATTCCTTTACCATTAGTATTGTAAATAATGTTGTAAGTACTTTACCAGATGCCACAATGCCAAATATATCATATAATTCATTTCTTGGAGAAACATTATCATCAGGGTTAAATTATAAAAGGGAAATAAATGGAGAAACAATATTTTCTACAAATGTCAAAACATTAATGGACTTTTTACAACAACCAAATACTATTATAACAGGATCTGGATATGATGGAACTAATACTTGAGTAACACTGCAGGTTAAAAATGCAGCTCCATTAGTATTAAAATCTAGAGATGAAGATGAATTGAGTTTTACAATTAGTGAAGATTTGAGTGGATTGTTGCATCTTAGAATAAGCGCAGCATGTAGATTAGAAAACAGAGATTAATATATGCAATATATAAAAAACAAAGACATACCTTTAAGTTTGCAATTGATAAAATCAGATTTAACATATGAAGAAGATGCTACAGTTTCTTATAATATATACAACTCTGATATGTCAACAATAGCCGTTACAGGAGCAGAATTAACCTTTAATGACACATTAAAAGGATATACATATAATTTACCATCTAGTGAATGAACAGATCAAATTACAGGTAATTATGTGTTAGTTTGATCTATATCAGATGTGGATTTTTTGCATCAACTATGGTAGAAGAGCTTACTTTAGTGGATGATAGTGAAAGTAAGTTTGATGATTTATCGTTGGATATCAAAAGAGTGTTAGGATTAATACATGAGAATATGAGCATAGATAATCCTGTATATGATAAATATGATAACCTGATAGAAGGAAGATTAAGAATTTATAGTGATTCAGCTTCGGTTGGAACAGACAATAATGTGATAGGCACATATAGTATAAATTGTAATAGTACTAAAAAAGGTACATTTAATTCATGACAACAAACAAGGATAAGCTAATGAAATTAAAAAATTATTTAAAAGAAGAAAAAGAAGAAAAAGAAGAAACTCATATTTGTAAAGAATGTGGATGAGAATGAACAGGTACAACAGAAGAGTGAAAAGAGTGAAAAGGACCGTGTCCTGAATGTGATGCACCAAAATCCGATTTTACATAAATATAACTTAAAAGGAGAAATAAAATGGACAATGTAGAAATTAAAAAGTCAATAGATAGTTTTGAAGAGGATGATTTTGTTGAAAGCAAAGAAATTTTACAAAAAGAAATAGGAAAAACTGTGGATACCTTTCTTAAAACAAAACTTGGTATGAAACAAGATAAAGAAGATTAATATTTTATTTGATAAATAATACAACAAGGAGAATAAAATATGAAATTAATTACAGAGAGTAATTTTGAAATAAATACGTCTACAGATGACGATAAAAGATTGTATATTGAAGGTATATTTGCCACTGCAGAAGCTAAAAATAAAAATGGTCGTGTATATCCAAAAGCATTACTTGAAAGAGAGATAACATCAATCACAGATAAAGTTGCGTCTAATAGTTGTGTAGGTGAATTAAATCACCCAACCGATAGATCAGAAATTGATTTAAACGAGGCTGCTCTTAAAATAACATCTCTTAATTGAGAAGGCAATAATGTAATGGGCAAAGCTATGGTATTATCAACACCTAAAGGTCAATTGATTAAAAATCTTATTGATGATAAAGTTAGAATTGGTATAAGTTCTAGAGGTCTTGGTACTGTATCAGAAGGCAAAGTAAATGATGATTTTCAACTTTTAACTTGAGATGTTGTACAAAATCCTAGTAATCATGGATCGTTTGTTAATGGTATACTTGAAGGTAAAGAATTTAACACAGAATTAGAAGACAAAACATTAAATGAAGCTCTTAAAAAAGAATTAACTAGAATTAAAGAAGAACTTGAAGCACTTAAAACTAAACTTAAAACTATAACAGAAGAAGTTGATTATACTAATAAAATTAAATTATTAGAAAGCTTATAAACATAAAATTAAAATAGAGGTTAGATGATGACACCTGAACAAGCACAAATACTTGGAAGAGTTGAACAAAAAATAACAGATATGTGTATTACTAATACAAAAGAACATGAAGAAATTAAAGATAAATTTGAAGCAATTCAAGCAAGTAAAGAAACAAGAGAAATTATTTGTGATAAAAAATTTGAAAATAGATTAACAAATAAAATATTTTTTTGGGTTATGACTGGTGTGTTTGCGGGTTTATTTTTTCTTTTTGGAATGATGATAAATATAGATCATAAATTAAATATGCAAATCAATGATACTAAAGATGTATATTATCAAATTACAGGAAAAACATACACACCTACTGATAAAAAACAATAAAAAACCTCCCACCCGTAAAAGCCCTTTATTTTTAAGGGCTTTTTCTATGCTTTATTTTTATTTAAAAAATATTATTTCATAGGTTGTCATATTTGAAAAAATATGTTAGACTAATTACTAGGTAATTTTTGAAAATGCGAGAATATAGTATATATTATATATGTATATTGTATGTATTTGTATATGT